ATCCATAGTTATCGGTTTTAACTGCATAAAAAATGCAGGCTTTACATATCCCTCCACCACTTCCACACCGTAGTAACGGTATTCCGTGGATGGATACAAAGTCTGCATTTTCTGTATCAGTGCTTTTTTCAGTTCCAGCAGCATCATGACAGCCCACGCTCCTTTAGCAGGGCGTCCAACATCTTCCCGGCGGCTGCGGGCATCTCCCTTTCATAGGTTTTCACTGCGTCCGCCATCATGTGCTTCCCCGGGACGAAGCCCCGGTTCTCCCCGTTTATGACCAGTTCATGCCCATGTTCCACCAAATGGAAGTGCAGCGACCGTGCCGAAACTTCCACATACTGCCTTATACCGATGCCCTTCGGCTGTGAAACACGGTAAGAGCCTGCTTTGCGCAGTGATTTTTTTGAGCCCATTGTCTTTGTGGATTTCTTCACATTTTTGATGACCTCTTTCCGCAGTTCCCTGCCCTGCTTCTGCAGCAGTTCCCCGGCTTTATCTGGGTACTGCTTCGCCAGCGTCTCTAACTCAGCGGTTAATTTCTGAATCCCCGCCACTGTCAGTGTCTCCTCCAATGCCCTCACCTTCCTTCTCAACATACTCCGTACATATGATTTCCAAAGTCCTCTGCCGGAAGCCAATGTCGATTACGGATTCAATCTGGAATATCCTGTCTTTATAACGGATCGCCATGTCGGCTGTGATGCCCGGGAGAAAACGGACATAAATTTTCCACGTAAGCTCCTCCCGCAGTTTCTGTGCCTCATAAAACTCCCTTCCTTTCGTTGGCGCTATGTCAGCCCATACGGTACACACTTCTGCCAACTCCTGCCGGGACTGCCCCAGTTCATCCGTCACCTCCCTGTGTTCCAGAAACGTAACCCGTTTATCCATGCGCCCGATATCCACCTAAAATGTCTCCTTTCTGATGCCGAACAGGAACTCTCTTAATGTCCGGAGCAGCCCCCGGTAATCCGCCTCCTCCCTGTGCTCATACAGGAAAGCGGCGGCATAGAGGATGGCCGGCTTTGTGACATCCTTTTCTGCTAAGAGGGTTTCCCTGTCAACCCTTGCAACATCCATCACAAGCCGCCCTGCCGTATCCAATATCTGCAGGATCAGCCCATCCTCCAGGTCATTGTCCACACGCAGGTACAGCTTTGCTTCCTCCAGCGATACAAGCACCATGCCACCCCCTGTCCCAAATTTCTTCCATCAGTTTTTTGCCTTCACGCTTAAGAGCTTTACTGCCTCGGAAAGCACCAGTTTCCCATCCACGCGCTGGCTTGCTAAAAAGCCTACCTGCCCTGTGGCAGCATACAGCTCATTCAGGCGTTTGAAGCTCCTGCCCTCACGGTCAGCAATCCAATAATATGAAAAATCACCAAAGGCAAGAGGCATATTGCCCGCTTCAATCTCCGGCACATATGTGGATGTGTAGTACGGCCTGTTTAAAATCATGTCCGGCGCACCTGCGGAAACCGATGGCTGCCAGATATAATTGCCGTTGCTGTCCTTTAACTTGCGGAGTGCCTTGACACTGGAATCATTTAAGACCCATTTTGCCTTCCTGCGGTACGGGGACTTTAAGGAATAATACAAATCCATCACATCATCAAACGTGATATTGGCGGATGCCGCAGTCACGCCAACCTCACCGCCGCCTGTGGCATTAAGGATTCCCAAAGGCTTCCCTTTCCCGTCACCTACGAAAAATGCCTCCTCTTCCTTGGCGGAAATCCTCCTTGCAAACTCCTTTGCAATATATCCCTGTATATCAAACACGCTGTCGTTTAACAGCTCCTCGGAAACCTTGATCAGGGTGCCCAGCTTGTATGCCCCAATGGATACCTGCCCGAAAGAATCATCGCTCTCCGGGAATGCGCCCTCCTCATCGATCCATGATGCCGTGCCTTTAGACGTGCTGACAGGAATTTTGCGGTCACCGCTGGATGTCCGGATGACCTTTGCCATCTGGCGGAAGATGTTCTCCTCCTCCAAAGCCTCCACCAGTGTGCGCTCGTATTCATCTGGCACCAGATATCCGCCCTCGGAATCGGTGCCAACCTGCAGGGCATTAGCCACCTCCGGCATCGGCACCTTGGAGCGCATGGCATTCCAGAAATTCTTACGATACTCATCGGAGGCGCGCCCCGTTTTATCCTCACCGTCCATATCCTCCCTGCCGCCAGGTTTCGCCGTGAGTGGCCTGTTCACCGGGCGGCTCAGCTCAGCATCCAGTGCCTCCTGCCGCTCCAGCCTTTCAATCTCTTTCCCAAGGTCTGTGATCTCCTGCTCCATCTTTGTGTATGCAGCATCATCCTCTGCGGAAAGGACACCGTTTTCTTTCCTGTGGAAATCCAGGAACGCCTTTGCCGCTTCCCATGACTTTGCGCGTTTCTCACGCAGTTCAAGAACCGTCATAATAAAATCCTCCTTCTTAATACCTCAATAAATGAAGCCGCTCCATAAGTGCATCCACGGAACGGCCGATTTCTGTTTCTGGTGCAGGGATTCCTGCCTGCGCCTTAATATCAGGTTTCGGTTTTTCTCCCCCATATTTGGCTGCTATTTTATTTAAAAGGGCGTTGCTGACCGCCCTGCGTGAGAACAGCATGGAACTTGGTACTGGAGGTTCTTTCTTTTCCTCCGCTTCCTCACTGCCTGAATCACCTCTGCCCTCCTGTTCTTCTTCCGGCTCTGCTTTTGCCCGCACCATGATCTCATCCGCAAAGCCAAGTTCCACCGCCTTGTTTGCATCCATCCATGTCTCCGCATCCATAAGGTGCGACAGCTTCGGACGGGAAAGCCCCGTCTTTAGCACATAGGCATTGATGATGGACTCCTTTACCTCGGAGAGCATATCAATGGCCTTCTGCATTTCCGCATGGTCACCCCATGCAATAGTGGCGGGATTGTGGATCATGATCATGGAAACAGGGGATACCAAAACCGTATCCCCTGCCATGGCAATGACAGAAGCTGCTGATGCAGCAATCCCGTCAATCTTGACCGTCACCCTGCCCTTGTAATTAGAGAGCATGTTGTAGATCTGTGCCGCTGCCACGCAGTCACCGCCCGGCGAGTTAATCCACACGGTAATGTCACCGCTCCCGGCATTTAACTCATCCTTAAAAAGCTGCGGCGTGACATCATCGTCAAACCAGCTCTCTTCTGCAATGGTACCGTTTAACTCCAGTATCCGTTCTGTCACTTCCGGCTCTGCCCGTGCCGTCTGGTTTTTCCAGTTCCAGAACTTCCGATTTTCTTTACAAGATCTGTTTCCCATCGGAATCCTCCTCTCCGTTATCTGTGCCTTCAGTTGCAAAGATGCCTGCATCCTCCAGCTTTGTCATGTTTCCATTGATAAGATACAGATCCCCGCCAAGTTCCGCGGGAATCCGGTCAAGGTTCTCCAACTCCCTTATGTCATTTGCAGACATCCATCCATTCTGCCTTGCCGTTGCATACCCATTCATACGGCTCTGGTAATCTCCTCGAAGGAGTCCGTCCACATTGAACTTGATGAAGTACTGCTTTTTCTCTTCTTCCGTGAAAAGCCTTCGTGCCATTGCCTGTTCCATTCTTGTAAGCCAAGGACGTAATGTATACTGCACATACTCCAGGGACTGCTGTTCAATATTGGAAAAAGAACTCTTATCCAAATCAGCAACCATGTGCGGAGGCACACGGAATATCCTGCATATCTCCGTGACCTGAAACTTTCTGGTCTCAAGGAACTGTGCTTCGGACGGATTGATGGAAATCGGTGTGTACTTCATTCCTTCTTCAAGGACTGCCACCTTATTGGAATTTGCAGAACCGCCAAAGGTCTGCGTCCAGCTTTCCCTTACCTTACTTGGGTCTTTCAGTGTTCCCGGATGCTCCAGCACACCACTCGGAGCTGCTCCGTTTGCGTAAAATTTGGAACCATACTCTTCGGCTGCAATTCCAAGACCGATTGCATTCTTTGCCATCGCTATAGGCGAATAGCCAACCAATCCATCAAAGGATAATCCGGGAACGTGAAGGACATCTTCCGGCTTAAGTCTTACACTTGACCCCCTATTTGTTGGAGCATCATCAGTTGATACTAGATACTCATAATAGAGATACCCTTTCTCATCCCTGTCT